ATACGCGGCACGTCCACGTCTCGGAACTCGTCCCACTCCGTCACCAGTGCCAACGCATCCGCACCACTCAGCGCACCGTAGCGTGTACCCACGTACACCACATCCGGGCCGAGTAGAAGTTTGGCACTTCCCATTGCTTGTGGGTCATAGACTCGCACATGCGCACCGGCAAACAGCAATCGTTTGATGAGTCGGATCGAAGGCGCCTCACGCATATCGTCGGTGTTGGGTTTGAACGCCAATCCCCAGATAGCAATGGTGCGCCCACGTATCGACCCCCCGAAGTGCTTGAATATCTGTTCAAACAAAAAATCTTTCTGGCGTGTGTTGACCTGTTCAACCGCTTTTAATATCTTAAAGTCGTAGTTCTTTTTGCCCGCGAACGACACAAGTGCGGCGACATCTTTGGGAAAACAACTTCCTCCATAGCCCGGACCCGGGTGAAGAAACTCGGGTCCGATTCGACTGTCCGCACCCATCGCGCGCCGCACATGGTCAATATTGGCACCGACACAATCACAGACATGGGCCATCTCATTCATAAACGAGATGCGCGTAGCCAGCATTGCATTGGACGCATACTTACACAGTTCCGCACTCGCGGAATCCATCGTAAGGTAGCGAATTCCATCCAAACTACGTGGTATGATAGGTGCGTAAAGTTGGCGCATATACGTCGTCGCACGTTCATCATCGACACCGACAACAATTCGTTCAGGGCACATGAAATCTTTGATGGCATCGCCTTGCTTGAGAAATTCTGGATTGCTCACCACACTGAACGGTTGCGTCGTGGCGGCACCGACGGCATGCCGAATATGTGCCACCGTTCCCACGGGTACGGTACTCTTATTGATGATGACAGTATAGCCCGCGATCGCCTCGCCGATACTCGTCGCAGCTTTTATGACATGTCCCACGTCCGCAGAACCATCCTCATGATTCGGTGTCCCGACCGCAATAAAGACCACATCCGCCTGATGGACGGCCTCGGCCAAATTTGTGGTGAACGCTAACTGTTCTATCTGCTGGTTCCGTAGGACGAGCGTTTCTAACCCCGGCTCATAGATGGAGATGCTCCCCTTTTGGAGGCGTTGAATCTTGTCCGTGTCTGTATCCACGCAGGTCACATGATGCCCGACTTCAGCCAGACATGCGCCAGTCACCAACCCCACATACCCCGTGCCGATCATTGCTACTTTCATACAGTTACTTTCTTCGTTATTAAAGGACGCCACCACCATTGTTCTCGCACATACCAGTTGACTGTTTCTTCAAGCGCCGCAATGAACGACACGTGCTGCGGCTGCCAGCCCAGCGAACGTAACTTTGCGGTATCGAGCGCGTAGCGTCGGTCGTGCCCAAGTCGGTCGGCGACAGAGCGAATCCTCGTTGTGGGAAGTTTCAATAACGCTAGGATGCGATGCGTCAGGTCAAGGTTCGTGACTTCGTTCCCTCCGCCGATGTTGTAGGTTTCTCCGTTCGTTCCGACACCAAGCAGCACGTCGATTGCGCGGCAGTGGTCCTCGACGTGTAGCCAATCACGCACGTTCAATCCATCACCGTAGAGCGGCACCGTGTCACCCCCAATCGCATTAGTGATGAAGAGCGGAATGAGTTTCTCGGGGAACTGGTAGGGACCGTAGTTGTTGGATGCTCTGGTTACAATAACAGGCACCCCATAGGTTGCCCAGTAACTGTATGCGAGACGGTCCGCCGCCGCCTTGCTGGCCGCATACGGATTGCGCGGCATCAGCGCATCGGTTTCCTGGCTCTTGCCGGTTGTTACACTCCCATACACTTCGTCTGTCGAGATTTGAACAAAGCGTTGAAGCGTGGGATTGTGCCGTGCGGCTTCCAGTAGGACAAACGTGCCGATCACATCCGTCTGGATGAACGACGCAGCCGCCTGGATTGACCGGTCGACATGAGTCTCTGCGGCAAAGTGAACAACGATGTCGGCGTCTTGAACCAGTGGGTCCACAACCGCAGCATCCATAATATTGCCATGGACGAAGACGTGTCGTGGATGGTCGAGTACATCGTGGAGGGTTTCTCGGCGCCCTGCGTATGTCAGTGCGTCGAGTGTTGTGATGTGCCAGTTTAGATGATGTTTGAGTCCGTAGCGTACGAAGTTGCTGCCGATAAATCCTGCGCCACCCGTCACTAACACCTTCGTTATGCCCATATTATACCACACTATTACATATTGTATTTATGCGCGTTGATATTCAAATGTGTTGGTTTCTTCGTTCTCCGATAGAAGTTTTGCGCCGTTTCTGATATGGAAGTCTCGGGCCATTTGTGTTTTTGGACTCATCGTGACCAGGTGTTCGAGTTCTGGATGATCCTGTAGGATGCGTTCCCGCGCGGCGTAGATAATGGCGCGCCCTGCGCCGCGGCAATACGACCACACAGTATAGAAGACGACGGAAGTGCCGAGCGGCAAACTCCATCGACTTAATTCGTCGATGGTATGGGGAATTTGAGAGACGTATGCCGCACAGATGACGGCGAGAAGTGCGGTTCCTTCGTAGAGCCCGTAGACTTCTCGACCATCCGCAAGTCGAAAATTCATATCCAACTCAGGGCGCACCGGATCATCCTTTATGTTAGCAAAATCATGTTTGTCGATGCGCTGTAATAGCAAAGAATACCTCTCCAAAGTTAACTCGCCTCGGTATAGACTTCGTCCGTGTCGTAGTCATCTACAGAAGGCGATTTACAGCAGTCGGACGTATCTCCCTGGCGGTGAGGACAGCAACAGCAACACACGTTCCTACAGCATTGGGAATCTCTACAACATTCGAAAGACTCGTCAACAGGACACGCGACGGGGGCGGCCGATTTCGCAAACTTCTCTGCGCCCGTCAATCCAACGCCCACTAACACAACCATCATGATGCTGGTGTAGATATGTTCTGATACCTCTGCACCATAGAATACGTTTGCAACAAAGCCTACGACCATCATGATCACGCACAAGAATACGACAATGCGTTTTGACGAGATGGTGCCGTTCGTTGAGTCCGAGACCATGCTTCTGATGTTGCCAAAAAATGTGTTCATTATTACCCTTTGGTTATTTGAAAGGATTAATCCTATGGACAGCAGCGAAGTCACATGATGCAAATCGCCGCCATGTTCTAGCGCGTTTTGGATTTATATAGGTGATATGGATTGTGATGCCCTCTTCTACGGCGGCCGTGAGTTTAGACATAAGCGCCTTATAGGCGAGTCGTGACCGTCCAATTGATCGTTCTTCTACCGACCGGGTCTGCCCCACAAGCAGGCACCCCGCTGTGTCTTTGGCCTTGTTGCCGGAGTGGATGCGGATGCCTGAAAACATCGGCACATCAAGCACTTCGGGCATGACCTTTTTGAATCGGTTACTCAATGAGAGAATGAGTTTATAGCGCCCCGGTGGAATCGCAGTTTTGCTGAGAACTTTCTCCCCCGGTGGGCGAATGACATCTTCGAGGGTATGACATTGCCAATAATCATCGATGAAGAGAGATCCGAGGGTCGTGTCGTCCCTACTTGGTTCACGCACAATTCGAATATTCATAGTGATAGTATTTATGTGTCCGAACCAAGTATCGTCCAGACCTCATGCACTTCACAGCCACGGAAGCGTCGCGCGCCAAACTCTACGACCGTTTCATTAAGGACGTATCCTCCGTGATCTCTGGCTATCAGGGGCTCAAGGTGTCTGGATATGGTAATGTAGATTATTTAAATAAACTACTCTTCGCCTTACCCGCCTCGCACGAGGCTTATATAATCGTGAAACGAACGATACCCTTGGAGCCTAACGGTCGGCGCTGGACCCAAACCCGGTCGGCTCAGACGTAATATAGCCCGTCTCCGAGTGCGATGATACTATCCCAATAGCCACGCGTACTCCGCAGACAAGCCGCGCTCCAACTCCATTGTCGGCGCAAACCCTAAATCGTTCTGGGCCTTAGAGGTGTCTGCCTGTGTGTGTCGCATGTCACCTTTCTGTGCGTCGACATTGACAACATTCAACGGCTTCCCCACTATACGTTCAATCATCTGTAAGACCTGCTGCATCGTTACGCATACACCACCTCCAAGATTATAGACTTGCCCTGGTACACCTCGCTGGCCGGCACTGACCATTGCCATCACAATATCGGTGATGTAGGTAAAATCGCGCGTCTGTTGCCCGTCACCAAAGAGCGTAATAAGCTGCCCCGAGTGAGCAGCTAGGAGGAATTTGTGAAAGGCCATATCTGGGCGCTGACGCGGACCATAGACGGTAAAGAACCGCAGCGATACTGTCGGCACGTTGTAGTTCGCGTAGTAGAGATAGCAGAGATGTTCTGCGGCAAGTTTGCTGACACCATAGGGCGACACGGGTTGTGTGAGGCTGTCTTCTCGCATTTGCCAGGACTGGTGTGGTTCGCCCAGGGCACGCCCCGGTGATGCGACGGCGTCACCATAGACGGAGGAACTTGACGCATAGACCAATCGTTCAATGGGCACGCCGACACAGGCTTCCAATAGCACCTGCGTGGCTTGGATATTGTCGGAGGTGTAGATATCAAAATCTGGCCCCCAACTTTTACGCACACCGGGCTGACCAGCGAGATGGAAGACATGAGTGCAATCAGAAAGTAGTGATTCCAGAATCGGCACATCCTGTAATCGGTTTTCGATGAAGCGGAAGTTGTCGCGTTTGCGCAACCGATTGAGGTTTTGTTCTTTTCGTCTGCGGGGATAGTAGTCGGTGAAGCTGTCAATCCCCACCACATTGACACCCGCGAGTGTTAGATGTTCGGCGAGTGTCGAACCAATGAATCCCGCAACGCCAGTAATCAGAGCCTTCATTATCATGTTATTTAATCCACTGATACGTGGGCACGGGGCCTACCGTGTCATAGATGTGCGGATGTGTTAGTAATGCGCGGCGATATGGCGTGAATGCGATGCCTCGCCCCCAGTTAAGATGTTGTGTCATTAGCTCCCTTTTGGTAATGCACCCATGCTGCCGAATCAGTTCAATAAGTTCTAATGCCCGTGGTGACTGCCGTGGTGCTATGGTGTCTATCGTCGTTGTAATATACTGACTCATCTCTCGCATGGTTCGTGTATCGTCGAGAAACGTCAGCGCGTGTCGCCGTGCGCGTTCTGCGTGTGTATTGCGATGTGGTTCGTCATCCAGATAGCGATGAAGTAGCCGCACCGCATCCTCGACCGTCTGGAAGCGTTCTGCGAGGGGATCGAGTTCCCGGTAATAGTCAGCATCATATGTGATGTAAGGACAGCCAGACATCAAGCCATCGGTTGTGGCGATACTCCAGCCCGCATACTGCTGCTTTGGGGCAAATCCCACGCGACAGGAACGGAGTTTCGCATAGTATCCTGCCTTGTCGGAGAATGTCTCTTTTTGTATCCACGGTTCTGGCGAAGTGTCCAAGAGCGGAATCCACACTTGAAAGTCTTGCCGTGTCAGACGCAACTGCCTGACGATTTTTAGAAACGTCGGATAGTCTTTGTAGGGCGCTGGGCGATGGTTAAAGACGATGAGCTTCTCGGTCTGTGTGTCAATATCAGCCGCGACATTCGACACGGAAACACCCGGCGGTTGTGCGACCAGAATGCGTTCAAGCTGTTGGATAACCGACGGCGCAAACGTCTGTGCGGCTTCCTGTAGAACCAAGGCTTTCTGTGCGTTGGTATTCAGATAGCAGCGGTCCATGTGTAAGAGCCCGCTGACGTTCTCGCGAAAACTTCCTGCTTCCCATGTCGCGACAGAGGTCAGGTCAAACCAATGGGCGTAACCAAAGAACTTCGGGCGATGATGGGTGACGTTTGATAATGTGGCGGCCAGCGCATGTGTCTGTTCAGGGAGATGCGACCAAACAAGATCAATATCAATGAACTTCGATAGAAGTTTCTGGATAGTTGTGACGTTAAAATGTACACGCATCACCGGCGCATGTGTCGGCAACGGCACCACCAGTTGCTGCGTATTAGGAAACTCCAACACAGAAAGATGTTCTGGTGTGAGAATGTAAAAGAAGAGGTCGTCGCGGAGACGATTCAATTGCCGAATCGCATTCGTGAGATAGACTACATAGCTATCTTTCGTTAGGTCTTTTGCATACGTGATGTTTGGATAGACTAGAATGCGAATCGTTTTGGCCGCGGCTGTGGGAACCGGGGCATCAAAAAGAGTGTTCATATTAGGCGCCAACATTCCAGAACAGAACCACACCGGAACCGGAGGGGCGTGCTGTACGATACCAGTCCATCATCGGAACCCAGGCTTTCGCGTCATACTCTACCGCACTCGGAAACGGAGGTCGTTCGTGTAACGGCACGCCTTTATTAAAGGTATAGGGGGACCGATGAAAATGTGCGCGGCCGATTTCCTGCTCACTCATCTGATGCCCTGTTGAGACAACATGCACCTCGGCGTCTGGCCATGCCAATTGTAGCGAACGATTCAACGTGCCGCTTGAACCGACAGTCCAGACATACTGAGGCACAATCGGCAAGTTACGCGCAACGCGAATGAATGAACCACAGACAGTAGGATGTTCAAGTCCAATCGGCAACAGCATCCGTGTTGTCGGAGACTCTGCGACATACGCCCGCGCACGGGCCTGCGTCACCGAGAGCATTCCATTCGGCACCCAGTGGACATCAGCACCGGCATCCAGCCCGCGCTGTTGATAGGGATGGAGCGCGTCGAGTCGGCGCTTTGCCATAAAGACGACGGCTCGTTTCTGATAGCGCCCGCACACGGTGGGCAGACTGATTTGTGCGTAGCCAGAAGCTGGGCAGGAACCATACACCCATTCCTTGATGTGGGCGTATCGCGCATCGTGCCCGATGAGGTAATCAACGCCTCGAACTTTCGTGCCGGCATCGAGCATGTCATCACGCACGACGTGGATGCCCTGGTGTATCTCTACAATGGGAGTGGGATGGGGGTCGTGCCAATCTCCAATTTGGCCAAGACAATCGGCGGCCTGGTCATCATCAAATAACGAATTCATATAAGAGTAATTATACCACAAATCTCATCGAAATATAAATATATTTACGCTGATAATGTTCTCTCACGGGTCTGTGTGATAATACGAAAACGAGGAGGAAAAAACTTCGTATGAAATTACAAGAGTCGGCCGCCGTATCCTTTAGCCTCAGTTTCTTGCTGCAAATCCTAGGCGCCGTAATCCTTGGCGTCTGGGGATATTCTCAACTCGATGCGCGTATCAGCGAACTGGCCCAATCATCTCAGGCCTACGGAGAGAGTATTGACCGTATTGATGATAGCATGGAAAAAAATCAAGACATGCCCATCTCAAGTGATCATGTTCAAAATACCAGTCTTCGTTTTTTAGAAGCTGAACATCGTGATCTGTTAAGACGCCTTGATACTATAGATGACCGCATCTATGAGTTGACTGTTCGCGAGATGTCAAAGTAATACCATTATAATCGGCAAAATATGTGGACCAAACTGATGAACAACCCGCGCAAGCGGGTACCAAAACGGATCGCCGTAATTGACCCGGACCGGTGCTTTGGCGTTGCCTGCTCGATTTGTCAGGCTGCGTGCCCGGTTGAGGATTGCATTGTCGAGGAGCAGGATGTCCATGGCCGTTGGGTCTGTGCGGTCCTCGTTGACAAATGCATCGGCTGCGGTTTGTGTGTCACCTTGGGGAACACCACCGCTCCCCAGCCACGAGATTTCGGATGCCCAGCGGATTACGACGCAATCGATATGCACGATTGGGATGAAGTCGTCGAAGTGCTAGAGGCCCCGCCTAAAACCATCACCTAAGTTCCCTGCACAAAAAAAGGGGGAGTGCCGAAGCACTCCCCCAAGGTGTTATCCGTGATATCCGAACCTTACATAAGGTTGCGGACGTTTACGATGCGATAGTACTGGTTCGCACGAGACACGATGGTCCCAGTGCTGGTCCCGTCCGCATTCGCGAACGGATTGGTGACGATACCATATCGTGTCTGGAACCCGATCTTCGGCTGGAAGCTGTCGGGGTCCTGCGCACGGAGCATCTGGAGCGGAACATACGGGCAGTAGAACAACCCTGCATCGTATGGACTCGTTCCACGATAACCAACCACAAAGTGATTGACATCGTTCACCGCAGCATACGGATCAATATACACCTTGTAACGTCCCTGCAAGGTGCCGACGAAAGTGCTACCCGTGTCATCCACGGCGAGCTTCGCGTCGTAGTTAGGCGCATACGAAAGGAGTTCAGAAGCAGCAAGCGCACTAGCTACGTCAGACGAGCATAGCACGATGTTGCCCTTCCCTCGACGAGTTGCCTTCGCGATGGCATTGGCGTCACGTTCAATTTGGAAGAAAAGTCCCTTGAAACGCTCAACCATCCAACGTCCATCAGAGTCGGTATCGAGGTCGAACACACCAGCAGTCGTAGTGTTATTGTTCGCACCCAAGACGGCACCGAAGTAGATGGTACGAATAATCTCGCGGTTAATCTCCGCAAGAATCTCCGCAGACAGGATGTTAGCAAGTTCCGTCTCAGCATCGAGACCGTGAACCGCCTTCAAGTCCTGCGCGATTTCAATCGTGTACTCTGCTTTCAGTTTTCTGGTTACCGCAGTTACGGTTACCTTATCAATCGAGAACGCCATCTCAGGGATAGCATTCGCGGCCGAATCTCCGCGCGTCTCACCATATGCGGTCGTCATACCCGTGTCATACAGGAAGTTCGTAGAGTTGGAAACCGCCGACGTGTTACCAGCAGGCAACGTGCCCGTCTGTGTCGCAGCGTTAGCAGAGAAGCCCGTGTTCGCCTCGTTGAACAATGCTTCCGTGCCGGCCTGCGTGGTGAACTTCGACTTCATCGCAAAGATGAGGCCAGTAGGACCTGTCATCGGCTGAACGCCGCACAAGTCATACGCGATGAGGTTCGGCATAGAACGACGAATGAGCGAGATCAAAATCGGATCAAACCCCTGCAAGTTGGCCCTCGGGAACGCTCCCGCGGCATTAGCTGGCGCAGCCTCGGACAACAACGTCTCGTCCATATACTGTGCCGACTTACTAACCTCACGTGAGGTATTCTCCAAACAGATCGCAGTGACCCGCTTTTTCCACGACTCCTTGATATCAGGAAGGTCGGGGTGATTAATGACCTTCGCCCACTTACTTTTAATCTCTTCGGTTAGAAATGTATCTGCCATCTGCGTGACTCCTAAGATGAATGTTAACTATCGCAACAGTTAGATAATGCTGTTGATTGTTATTTAATTCCTTCGAAACTATTACAGTTTACCAATCACTCGACTTCGCTTGACGAGTGATGACCTCTGCAACCATATCTGCCTCACCTTTCGGCGCGCCTCCTTTTTCTGACACTTCTTGAACATTTTCTTCAGGTAGACGCACCGCGCGATTCGGCTTCTTTTCGAAGTAACTCTCCTTCAGCATTGTCAACTTTTCGCGGAAGTCCCTGGCACTGACATACTGTGTGTCCTCTGCCAACTTCTCCAATTTCCCTGCCTGCGATTCACTCATGTCACGCGCAAATGTCGCGACAATTCGTTTCTTATTTGCTGTCTCTGCCAACCTGCGCAGTTTCAGCTTCTCCGTATACTGCTCATTAACCTGACGCTTGAGTGTTTCCACCTGATGCGTAAGGCTCTTCACCACATTTGTCTTACTCTTTGGTACGTCGATGTAATGCTCCGTGAACAACTTCTGTAAGCCATTCAGGAAGTTCTCCGACAGTTCAGTGCGAAGCGAGGTTCGTATGGGCACAGCATTCGTCTTCACCCACTCCTCGACAACAACATCGAGATAGGTATTCAGACGATTCTCAATCAGCCCCTGCGCTTTCGCTAGACGCCTCTTGTGAACCTTCGAATAATGCTCATGAATCTGCTTACCGACCTGTCGTGTGGTACTCTTGATAGCCGATTCAAAGATGGACGCAACCTTCTTCTGTTGCTTGACGTTGAATCCGGCAGACTCGAAGAGCGACGCTTTTGGCATCTTAATGGAAATCTTTAGCGACTCCTTCAGATCCTCTTCGTCATCGTCCTCGTCAACTGCGTCGCCGCAGTCTTCGTCAACTTCCTTCTCGTCATCGTCGTTTTCGTCGACTTCGAGACCTCCATCGTCGATTTCTTTGTCCTTCCGGCCGCCGTTAACGGTTTCGTCGATTTTCTTCTTCAGGAAGTCAGGTTTCTCGTCATCGTCCTCGTTGACTTCCTCTTCCTCTTCGTCGTCTTCGGCTTCGTTGACTTCTTTCTCGTCATCGTCGTCGTCGTCGGCTTCGTTGACTTTTTTGTCATCGTTGTCGTCGTCGTCGTTTTCGTCGACTTTCTTATCTTCGTCGTCGTCGTCGTCTTCGGTGACGTAAATTTCCGTGACGGGCAGACTAGCAAGTTCATCGATGGCCTTATCAAGGTCATCAACGTTCTCGTCTTTCTTCTCATCGCCAAACTCAATCTCGACGTCGTCGGCTTCGGTCACCGTCTCTGGGTCTTCATCGTCCTCCACTTTCTCAAGATCCTCTTCGTCTTCAGTCTTGAGATGCGTGGGCTCTGCGGCAACAGACCGCGGAATGGACGAATCGGTTTTCAGATTGCCGGCGTAATTGAGCTTGCTGTCGGTCGCGTCACCGAGTTCGTCATGCGAACCTGTATTGAGATGGGTGGGTTCCGAATTGCGCGGGCTCAGTTGCGCAGCGGACGCTGGATTAACAAGAGATTCTGCCATTGGTATTATCCTCAAAAATTGTGCCGACTTACAGACGCCGGCATCCGATGGATATATTTAGCGTTATGCTATTCTCTACGAAACTCGCGTGCCTCTCTTCAACTCACGCATGAATGATTCAAAGATGCGTGTTTCCAACGCCCGTGCTTGTGATCGAGTTTTCACGGGTGCCTTGGTGACGGTTGTATGGAGATTCTGGACTTGTGCAGTCGACAGCGTTCCGTTGTCCCAAACCCATTCGTGCTGCTCTCGCAGACCACGAACGAACGCCTCTGGCGCACTCGGATCAGCAACAATGTCCGCGGCTGTCGCAAGGAAAAAATCGTCCGCGACGACATCTCCCCCACTAGAGTTTTCCAACGAACCAACACCACGAGACGACACGCCAAACTTGACGCCCTCGTCGATGAAGGACTTCACAATCTTACCATACGGCGTATCCATGATCTTCGCACGGCCCATGAAATCTGAACCGGTCGCTTCCAGTTTCGTAATCATGTGACTAACACGTTCAAGATTGATGTGTGGCGATTCGGGATGACCCAGTTCGCCCAACGCGCGGTTCTGTGTAACGTATTCCTCGTTATATCGGGCGACCTCGCGCTGCAACACCGCCATCGGATACGTGCGCCCGTTACGATTCTTCACTTCCGCTTGGAGGAACACACCCTCGATGGTATAGGCTTTCTGCCCATCCTTCGTGGCTTCCACCAACGGTTTGATGTGATCGTAAACTTCGGCGATGAGTTTCATAGGTTACTCGTCTTTTGCTTCATATCCCGCATCGACTGCTTTGAAAAATTCGCTCTTCTTGTCGTCAGGAATATCTTTGGGCGACGAGACATTCCATTTCTTCAACATCGAGTCGAAGTGCTTTTTATACGCCTCGCCGGCGTCTTCCTTGAAAATGGTCTGACGTTCAGTCTCGATACGGTCCGCCACCTTCTGTTGCATGATCTCCTTAAAGACCTGCCCGGCGCCTTGCCAGTTAGCATCCTTGACGTTCTGTACGAGATGTGTAAATGAATTCATGAGATGTCCTTTATATGCCGCTCGATGCATACCCGCGCAGTTTCACCAAGTCAACGATGACGGTGTATGCGGCTTTCGCACTCGCAGTCGTATAAGTGCTAATGTAAAAACTGCCGTCCGCGTTGGTACCGATACCGGGCGCATTGGAGATAATCTGCCCCGCAAGCGCATTCTTACCGAAGTAACCAGAACCGGAGAGAAGCACCGCAGGAGCGATTGCGTTTTCGCCGGGTGCGCCCTTGAATCCCAGTTCGACCGTCATATCGGGGTCGATGGAATACCAGATGCTGCGAATGGCTAACTCACGAACCAAATCCAGTGACGCGGCCGATGAGGCTAACGCAGCGGTGCTGTTCGTGACTGTGGTTTTCAGATCCTCGCCATTGGTGAACGCGCCCGACGCATTCGTTACGACGAGCGTACTCGCGTCCCTTCGCCATTCAACAATCTGTGCGGTCTTTCCGCTCGTTTGGCCTGTCACGGTGTCACCAGACTGGAAGACACCAAGTTTTGTAGCTACTGTGAGCGCCACCGTTTTGTGTGACAGTGTTGCAGTGTTTACCTTCAGCACATCCGATTCGTCTGTGCCGTCAGATGTATAATACAAACACCGCACAGTCGCGTGTTGTGCGCTCTCCGTAAGGACATGAACATTAGCGGTCCCTGATGTGATAGCCATAGCGTATTCCTATTTAGTTGTCGGCAGTCTTCTTTGGAGATGAGGCATCTGTGTCATCATCCGCAGGAGAAAAATTCGTATCTGTCTTTCCTGCCGGAGAATTGTTTATGCGCAAGGCCTCGTCGGCTTCGTGATCAAACGTGTCGTCTTCACCTGGACGCCCGGCAGGCGTGGGTGGTCGCACACGATTGTCATGCGCAATTTGCACAACATCATCATTCGTTAGCTTGAGAATGTCTCTCTTGACAAATGCTTCTGAATAATATCGACCGACAAACGCATCGGCTTGTGATGCTAAATTCATGCGCGTTGTCAGGATTTCGTTCATTTTCAGTTCTTCGAAGTATGAATCCTGTTGCCAGGTATAACGAAGGCTGTCCTTAATATCATGCCACTCAGCCTCCGTCATGACATTCTTGAGACGAAGCTGACGTTCCAACAACTGGTCAAACAGGTAATCAAACTGTACTTGTAGTCGGTGAATATACTTGTTGAATCGCAGTTCGTCGCGTGTAATCTCCGACGCACGCCCGAGATTGAAACCCTGCCCCTGGTCGATACGCGACGGTGGCAGACTCAAGGCACGATACAGTTTACGCCGGAAGTAATCGACATCTTCCATCTGCCCAAGATTCTGGCCACCAGGCAACGACTGGACTTCCGTACCCTTGCCACCCTCACGGCGTGGCAGCCAGAAGTCTTCAAGCATACTCATGAACTTGCGGTCGTCGCGTATCTCGCCAGTTTGGGTATCATACACGAGCTTGTTCCGGTGCTTCTGCATGATGTCGTAGAGATACTGCTCGGCTTTGGCTTTCGGGAGATTGCCGACATCGATGTAGAACACCCGCCGCTCTGGTGCGCGGGAAACGCGATAGATGACAGAGGAATCTTCCACCATTCGCAGGAGATTCAGTGGCTTGATGGCTTTGTGTAGCCATGATAGCACAGTGCGTTTGTTTGCGTCGTAGAGCCCTGATGGGCAGAACGCAACAGAGTCTGCTGCGATACGCACGCCGTTGTAGTTCATCAGCGCACCGTTGGGCGACTGTGACGCACCACTACCACTCGGTGAGACAAAGCCCATCGGATTGTAGACGAAGTATTCGCGTTCCACTTCGATGATATCAGACTCCGTCTCGGGATGACGCTTACGCTGGACTTCACGCACCTTACGGATTGTACGCGGGTCGACAATACGTAGTTCCTGAATACCAGACTTGGTGCTGCTCTCATCCACCACCAAATGCAGATAGAGTCGCCCATCAATATACCATTGACGCACAATACTATACGCATCCCGATGGAAGTTCAACATCTTGAGAAGACCGATGAACTCCGCTTGAACACGAGCTTTTAGTTCTGGTGTGAGATTGGCAAAGTCGAGATTGAGAGAGACGGGCAGCCGGTCCGCATCTTGTACGACGAGTTCGTTGATGATTTGGTCAATCGCTTCATCAACTTCCGCGACGATTTGCATCTCGCGATAGCGATTGATAAGTTGGAAGTCGTCGACGATGCCGCCGTCGAGGTCGAGGTAGTAGCCGAAATGCCCACCAGCCGCACCAAACTGTACGTTAAGCGCGCCGTCCTGATTGTCAGGCGGTACGAAACTGACGGTGTTGGATGTCGGCTCGTTCTTGACGGCAATCGGCGCTGATGACCGCCTATTGAAATCAAACTCAAACCCAAATAAGCGGGGCAATTATATATCCTCGGGTTGGAATGTGAATGACATACGACAAGCTCACTTTCTGGGGGGCCCGTTAAGGCGCCCTCCTCGAAACATTAATATGAATGGTTTAGCCTAACGCGCACCGATACTGGCGCTTACACTCCACCCCGCG